GGTCCAATAGGTAATCTTCGCCAGAACTAGCGCATACAGACATCGTGCCGCGTTGAATGTCGTAATACTCGTAAAGGCTTACCCGATCAACAAGATCGGAGTACCTTTCGCGTTCAGAATCGTTATCCCACCGGTACCGCACACCGGCATCAGCGGTGAGCGCACGACGCACCCCACCCTTGAAGCGTTTGTCCTTCTTGACTTCCGACAATGGCCGCACGATACGTTGAACAATCCATTTAGCGTCCTCTAGGCAGGTCGCTTCAGGATCAACAAGCATGTCGAACGGGCTGATCCGTTCAACGAATGCCTGATCTTCTACGATTTCCATTCGTGTCGAAGGTGCCGACGCGATGATGTCTTCATCGGTGGGGAGATCCCCAGCCATCGCAGGGTTCGCATAGGCAAAGTCCTGTACTTCTTGGGCGGCGTTAGCGATCTCTGCGTCTTTTTGGCCCTGATCTAGTTGGCGTTCCTCTTCGACGAAACGCCACCCGACTTTGAGCCACCCGTGACCCAGAATCAGGTAATCCTTCACGGCCCGCCGGAAAGGCTTCCGGTAGTCGTGATGCCGCCACAGGTAATTGATGACCGCCTCAACAAACACGGCGCGATCTTCGTCGCCTTCCTTGTTTGCCGTAACAGTGATCTTCGGATGGTTGACCGCCACCGAAGGGGCGATCACATTGATGGTGCTGAAAGCAAGATTCACAGACACACGGTCGTAGCCGACATTGCCGACTGTTCCCGCAGAACCCCCGAAGTATGTTTTACCCCGGTACATGTCGATCATACGACGCCACATGGTGTCGTACCCCTCATCGACACGCCAACGGTGCGTCATGTCAATGCGTTCTTTTACCTTAGCGAATTCCTCCGCCTTGGTTTCGCGTGCCATCAGGCAGACGCCCTCTCAATCGTGCGCCCCGCAGCATGGGCTTCATCAATGATCTTCTGTTCTCGCTGGCGCAAAGTCATGTCCTGTTCATCAACAGGTAACTGGGCGCGCATTCCCCGCCCGGTATCTATTCGGATACCTTGCAGTTTCTGACGCCACTCCCACAACTCCGCCAACTCCAAACGACTCTTCGGACCCTTCAGGTCCGTAACATACGCTTCGAACTGTTCGTAAGTTGCGTTACTTGGAAGAATCAACTCGGATGGTTGGCGCTCTTCGGCTGCTTGGCCGAAGGCTCAACCGAACCATGAATGCCATGCTGGTTGTGCGGCGTTGAACGCGGTGCCTGCTCGTTGCTGTGCTGGCGGTTCCCGCCCTCATCGGCACGCAACGTGGCCTTCTGCGAACCACCCGGACGGGCAGGGCCATTATACAACTGCTTCGAATTGAGAACCGGGTTGGCTCCCATGCCAGAAGCGTTGTACTTGTTCGGCTTACTCATAAAGGACTCTCCTAGTCTAGTTATGTCCTATACAACACTCAGGGTGTCCCACGGATCGTATTCAAACCGATGGTATCAGCATCCGGGGTACCCGTAGGCACCTGTCGGCGCCACCAATCAAACGTCCAAGAATCATCAACCTTCTGCACGTACTCAGGCACAAAAGCGTACTTGCGCATCTGGTTCGCCAAAGCCAAAGCCATAACACGGTCGTCATACGGCGACCCATTCATCGAACCCCGCTCATTGCGAACAAACGTCCGCAACTCGCCCATCGTGTCCTTGCAATGAAGAACCAATTCTTCATTCTTCAACGCCATAGCCAAATCATCAATCATCAAAGGCTTCGACGTTCGCGTCGTCTTCCAACCAAACTCCTGCGACATCCGATTCGTTTCCTTATTCAACGAACGCTTACGAAACAGATTCGGATACCCCAACTGACGCAACTGAACAATCGTCGTCAACCCATGATTGTTCGACTCCACACAACACAAAGCATTCCCATACCAAATACCAAGATTGTAAACCTCATGAGCCAACTCATCAGGCGGAATACGGCCATGCCACACAGCAACCTGCTGACATTCCTTCACATCTATAACCTGCACGCACGAATAATCGCCGTGACCCAAACCCTCCGCAGTATCCACACCCAACACGTAACCGCTCCAACGCTGCGGATACTCCCACACAGTCAGCATCGAAACTCCAACACATTCTTCTGAAGTTCATGCAGATAACCCTGCTCCCCCGCACGCAAATGCACATACATGCGATCAAGAACATCCAGATCAAACACCGGGTTACCAGACCTCACAAACGCTTCCTCAGGCGACGTTGGATACTCCTGAGCCAACTGCCACGGCAACATCGACTGCCGCTTACCCTCATACCACGACTCGTCCCGATCCTCCGACGCAGACCACGGAAAAAACATCGGATCAAACTTGTTGTTCCCCGTCGTCGCACCCGTCCATAAGTGATGAAAGAAGTTTCCGCTTCCATTCGCCGTGCTAAGACCAATGATTCGGCCTCCGACATCGGCCACTGGCTCAATGGACGCCCACGCTTCCTCTGGGTTAGGTAAAAATGCCCACTCATCAACTACAACCAGCGACGCAGACTCGCCACGGGCAGGGTCCGACGCCGAAGGCATCGAAGTAATCTGACTACCATTGCTAAAAACCATCCTCTGTTGATGATCGACCAACGACCGTGGGCCACGATCCAACATCCAATCCGGCAAATACTTGTGCCCATACTTCGTCTTACGCAAAAGCAGCACCGCTTCCCGCTCTGTACGCGACAAATCAATAATATTCTGATCTTCCTTAAAAAACGCCAACCAAAACTGGTGGGCGGCGACCAACGTCGTCCACCCAATCTGCCGGGCCTTCAAAGTCAACGAATAACGGTTATTATCCCACCGCTTCAAAGCCTCAGACTGGGCACCCCGAAGATCAAACAATATTCGGCCATGAGCAGGATGGGCAATATGCCAATACATACGTAAGAAGTACGACTCATCCGCAACACAGTGCCGCCACTCGGCTTCCTGCCGCAGTTCACTCAGACGCCCCATCTAATCGAACAACGACTGTAACGTCCGACCCAAACCCCAAACCATAAACGCAACAAACAGAAACAGGGCACTCACCGCTATCGACATCCCCCACCTCATTGACACGACTCACAAACCTCAGGGTCTTCAACGCCGCATACAAGCGGCCCATCATCCAAAAACGGGTCCAACACAGGGCGCTCACCCAACGCCTCTTCCCGCACATAATACGGAACCCACTTCCCCTCATGCAACACAAGCCCCGGCATCACTTACGCTTCTTAGCGTGAGTAACCTTTTTACCAGTCCGCTTCGCCGCCGCCTTAGCAGCAGCCCTACCCTTCGCACTATACGAATAATGCTTCTTACCAACCCTAGGCACTCTCCACCATCCTCAAATGTCGCACCTCAGCCTCCAAAGCAGAAGCCAACTCCTCATCCGTAAAGCCCGCAACGTCCCGCTCATCATCAACAACAACCTTACGCTTAGGCGTAAACTTCTCAATGTACTGAAGGTACAAAGAAGCCGCCTTCACATCGCCATCGGAAGCCCTCTGCCAGAGCGAGTCGATTACGCTCTGAACCCGTTCCGGGTTGATGTTCAGTTCTGCTGCACGCCGGTCCCATTCTTTGATGAACCGGTGGTCGCGTTTGATTCGCCGTAGCGAATCTTCATGTATTTTGTTTTCTGTCGCCCAGTCGCGCTGTGTGCGCGGCTGGCGCTCTGGTCCTCTGAGTAGCCAGTCTAGGAAGTCTTGCCAGCGGTCAGGCATGATCTGTTGGCCGCTTTCTTCGTCCCAATGCCAGCCTTGTCCGCCACCGTTTTGCGGCATGTTTGTCTCCGTTCTGTATGCGTCTTCACCATAACATGCCGGTGTCCCATTCGGGCGTCTGGGGGGGGTATCGGTAAAACAGATAGCAGGTATCTGTAGAAACTGTGGGACAAACGGTCTTTACTATAGGGAGGGAGGCGGTACTAAGTACCATCTCCCGGCCCCCAGCCGGGAGATGATACTAAGTACCTACTGAGTACCTTTATGCGCATACAGGCCAAAGGTATATAACAGAACGCACC